CTTGATTTCTGCCTGCTCAATCTTCGCCGTGCGCAAGCTGTTCAGCGTCATCGCGCCCCAGGCCGGGTCATACGTGGGCGGCAAGTCCTTGGGCAGCGCAATGCCCTCCTCGCGCAACCGCTGCACCCCCATTTCGTAGGCTTTCTGGGGGTCAGGACTGCCCACGATATTCTTGATCGTCGTGTACATGCGTTCGGTCACCTGCTCGGCCTGGGCAATCTTCTGCCCCTGCATCTGCACATGGCGCGCATGCACCTGCGCCGTTTTCTCCGGATCGATCAGGTACGCCTGTTGGAGCGCTTCCATATTCAGGGGTTGCGTGAGCGAGGCAAACTGGCTGGGTCGCTGCGACGGCGGCGCAGGCGCGGTCAACCCCCAGCCTGGGGGTGAGACAGGCGGGGGGCCTGCCAGCCCGCCCCCCATCGGAGGCGCCGCAGGACCAGCAGGCGCGGGAGGGGCCGTGAGCCCCTGCGTGGCAGTCGCCAGTGATTGGAGGTCGGAGGGCGCCCGCTGCCACGGCTGCGGCGGGGCGCCCTGGGGCGGCGCCGGCGCGGTCAAGCCATACGCCCCCTGGTCGGGCGCAGGCGGCATGGTCTGCGCGGCCAGACTCGGGGGCGGGGGGCCGGTCAACCCTTGGGGCGCGGGTGGGGGCGGTGGTCCCCCACCCGTCAACCCCGGCGCAGGCGAGGGCGCCGGGGGAGCGAAGGCTGCGGCCATGGTGACTTGCCAAGCGTCATCACGAGACAACGCGCGCTCGTTCCCACGATTGACAATCTGTTGCCCTCTTGATTGCTCCTGAAGTGCTTGGATGCGCGCAGCCTGCACATAGGCTTCGCCCAGGTCAAACTTGGGCGGAGTGAATGGGACCCCCTGCAACGGGATGCGAGGATCGATGGCCATAGGTCAGTCCCTTAAAAGAGGCTCGGATTGCCAAGCAGATACCGATTCAGGTCCGTCTGGGCGCCGGCAGTCCCCCCGCCAGAGCGTTGCAAGAGCGACCACAGCGCATAGTTTTGCCCGGCCCCACTCACGGCACTACTCGCCCCCGTCAGCCCCTGATTCCAGGCATTCGCACTCCCCACCAGCCCCGAGGCGGCCGCATTCCCCTGTTGCGTCAGGAGGTCCCCCGAGCGGGCACTGTACGCACTCCCCAACTGCCCCATCTGCGACGTGGCCCCGACCCCATATCCGGCCATTTGCGCGTAGCGATTCCAGAGTTGCTGTTGGTCTTCCCGTTGCGCGGCGTGGGCTTGCCACTGGCGCTGCTGCTCGATCTCCTCCGCCGTCTGCGCCCGGCCATAATCCCATTGCTGCGCCGTGAGGCCCTCTTGCGCCTGCTGCGTCCGCGCCTGCACGGCCCGCTGGTATTCCAGGTCGTTGCGCGTCAGGCCCTGGGTAAAACCCGTCTGCTGGAGGTCATTGGCCCGCTGGAAGTTGAGCTGATCGGCGGTGAGGCCCCGGCCGTACCACATCTCATTCCCCACCCGCTGTTGCTCAAACGCCAGTTGCTGCGCCTGCTGGGCGCGGGCATATTCCGTCTCATTCGCGTAGCGCCCGCGTTCTTCCTCGGTCATGTTCTGCGTCTGCGCCAGGCCATAGTTGTATTGGTTGGCGTAGCGGTCGCGTTCCTCCTGCGTCATGTTTTGCGTCACGGCCCGCCCATAGTTGGCCTGATCGGCATAGCGCGCCCGTTCCTCGTTGGTCATATTGGCAAACCGCCCGCGCTCTTCCGCCGTCATGTTCTCCATGAGGCGCCGCTCATAGGCTTCCTGCTGCTGCTGCCACGAGCGCCCATACGCGGCTTGATATTCCTGGCTGCCGAGGTCCTGCCCGTAGCGGGCAAGCGCCTTCAGCGTGGCCCCACTGGTCAGCCCGCCCCGTGCGGCGGCACTGGCATCAATCGCCTGCTGGCCTTGCGTAAGGCGAAACTGATAGCCCGGATCGTCCGTGACGGTGGGCGGTTTAAAGGGAAAATCGCCAATGCCTTGCGTACTGGTGGGGGTGTACTGGCCTGGCGTGTAGCGAAACGCACTGGCATCAAGGGCCTGGCGCGGATCGTAGCGGTACTGGTCCGCCTGCAACGCCTGATTGGGCGTGCGGCCATAGGCGTTCGGATTCACCGGCGCGGGGGGCTGGAAACCGTACGCATCGGGGTTGAAGCGATAGTCCTGGGCATTGAGCGAGGCCGGGCCGGTATAGCCATAGTCGTTCGGGTTCAGTACGGGCGCCCGCTGCCAGCTATAGGCGGTCGGGTCCACCGTCGAGGCGCGCGCCTGCCAGCCGGGTTGATCGCGGGCCACATCGCTCTGCTGCCAGAGCGAGGCCAGACTATCGCGGCCCGTCTGGAGCCACGGCGCCAGGTCGGCGCGCTGCTGGTAGTATTGCTGCTGCTCAAAATCCAGGGCTTGGGCCGCCGCATTGCCTTGGACCTTGGCCGCGCCCTTCGCCGCGCCTGCTTGCTTATTGGCGCCGTAGACGGCGGCCCCCGCGCCAAGGACCGCCGCGCCCCCAATGACAAAAACCATAAGTCTCCTAGAGCAGTTTCGTCACCAACTGCTCGGTGAGCCGGTAGCCCAAATGCACAAAGAGCCGGGACATATCCAGCCCGTCATGCAGTTTCGTTCCTGAGGCAATCTTGACTACGCCCCGCGCTTTGAGCGTGCGCTCGGCTTCGCGGAAGAGCCGCACGCCGGCCCAGCCCTTGCGGTAGTCGGGCAGGACATAGTAGAGATCCACCGCGGCCACCAACGTGCTCTTGTAGTGCAAATGGGGCGCCACGAGGGACGTGTGATAGCCGACCAGGTGCCCCTCGGGCGCGGTGCGCATGGTCACAATGTGGAGAATGTCGGCGACGTCCAACGCCGCGTAGCGCTCCACATCCATGTCCATGGGGATCACGTCCTGGTCGAGGGCAACCTCGTCATAATGCAAGCACCAGAGGGGCGGCGCATCCTGCACATAGGTTTCCCAGCGCTCCACCTGATACGTGAGACTAGGGCGCGCTATCGCTATGGATGTCGCAGATAAGCGACAGTCGAGACTCGTCTCCATCATTCGTGACTCCATGCAGGACGGCATTATTCACAGACCAGCAATCTCCAGGCCTCATCTCCACTTGCTCTTCCTCAATCTGAAACACGCAGGCCCATTGAGGCGCCGCCAGCGTGACATGGAACCGTTGGTAATAGTCTGTTTGAGCCTTACTGTCAATGTGTGGCGGGATCTGCATGCCTGGGTCGAGGCGCGTAATCATCACCCGCCCTAGCCGTGTCCCACGCACGGCGGCAAACAACGTGAACACCAGTGGGTGCGCTTCCGGCAGTGCCCACCACGCGGGCATCGGGACGCTTTCGTGCACATCATCCGTCACTGGCACGCCCCCCGCCGTGACGTACTCGGGCACGGCGGAGAACCGCAGCAGAATATCGTGCACCTGCGCATGCGGACTGCCTGGAAACGCGGTCCGGGTCCTATCCGCATCAAACAGCCACGGCTGCCGATGCAGGGCGTACAGCAGGGGCAAAATGTCCAGATTCTGCGCAAGCCGTAGGAAATGCTTCATGGCCCCTCCAGCGTGGTGACCCGCGCCTCAAGGTCCGCCAGCCGCGCCTCGACACTCGCTTGGCGCCGAAACAACACATCCATCCAGCGTTGCCAGAGCGCCGTCATGGTCAGGCGCTCGCGCTCCACAAACGGCTCTCGGTACAGGGGGGGTGACAATTCCTCAGCCATGGAAGTTGTTCCTCCACTCTGCGAGTCTTACGACGCCTCGACCGACGCCCCGAGAATGGCAATGGCGACAGGATCCGTGATGGTCACCTCGAAGGCCCGTTGCCGATACGCCCGCCCAAGCCGATGCCACCGCACACGCTCATACGTATGGCCGATGCGCCCGGCACTGCGCCAATGTTCCATACTCCACGTCTGTGCACCATCATCGCTCCACCGGAGGCGGACTTGCGGGTCCTCGCCTGGCGAGACAGCCCCATCGAGTCCTATCCCTGCTTGCATCGCCAATTCAAAGCTGTGATAGGTGATCCGCTGACCATAGCCTCGTAAATGAGGGGCAATACGCTGGCAGAAACGCTCCTTGGTCCCGTAACGATGGTATGAAATATCCCATATGTAAAGCTGCCCTGTCGTCCGATCACCGAAAAGGTGTTCGCCAAACGCACTGCAATCCTGATGACTTGGATAGTTTGTCAGTGTTCCCGCAGGCTGCAAATCGGCCAATTCAACCCAGGCCTGCGTGCTCGTATCGTACAGCCATGTCTCTTGTCCTGTCGGGAAATCAAGAATATAAAAAGCGTGTCCGCCGTGCCGTACAGTCATGCCGATGGCATCGGCCACCGTAGCCATCCCACTCATCGCGGTTTCGAGCGCATGGGTGGACACCCGCACCGGCTGGTAGCCCTGCGCCATCCACACCGGGGATTCCCCGCGGGTCGTGCCCCCGAGCCAGAAGAGGGTATTGTCGAGGGACTGAAAGCTCTCGGGTGCCCCACTGCCTTGCTCCAGAAAGACGCCACTTATGCGGGCAAACGGGTTGAGCGCATCGCCCGTGGAGTACCACACTTCGGTGCTCTGGCTGCCGGGAATCCACAGTTCCCGGTGATCAACGAACAACGTCGTAATCGGGTCGGGCCGCCCTTCGGCTTCGTAGAAACTCAGGGCATCCCACGTGAGGGCGTCGAACAAGTCACTATAGTAAAAGCGCCGCGTGCCAGGGTCATGCGAGAGCAGGTAGCCGTCCAGATAAAACACCCGCGCAAACGCCAGGCCTGGCGGCGCGACCGTGGTGAGCACGTTACTCGTCAAGTCAAGCGCCCGGCCTTGCCCGTTGACAGAGAGGAACAGATGGACGCCATTATCGACCATCGACACCGGCGTGGTGCCTGTTGGGATAGTGCCGCGTGACAAAAAGGTCCAACCAGAAAAAATCTCAAATAATGTCGTCGAGGTAACGGCGAATGTCCGCCCTGTGGAGGTAGTGTATAAGCCCCGCACAGGCGCAGAAGGCAGCAGGGCGACTGGACGCAGGCCCGGCATACTGAACATTGCCATCTTGCCACGCTCGTTTGGCGACTCCTCGAGGTACAGGTTGACCGTCCTGTCGCACGCCACAAAGGGACTGCGGGTGTGGCCGCTGGGTGCGCAGAATCCCCTTAGCTCACTCATCCCGGGCTCCAACTGCGTAAGTCGGTCCCCACATGGACCGGCCACAGCGCCGCATCCACCTGCGCCCGCTGCACCACGACGTTCTGACGCTTCACGTTGTTTTTCGCCTCCATCAGTTGCCCAAGCTGCACCCCGCTCGGCTCCTTGCCATACTCCGGCGCGGCTTCCACCGTGAGTCCGGTGCGCAACAGCCGCTCGTAGCCGGGCGGCAGCAGCACCACCATATCCAGATCCACAAAGCGCGGCAAGACCCGGTACGGGTACACAATCAGGTCCCACGCCTGCGTCGGGACGGCCCAGACACTGAGCTGCCCCAGCGGAAAGCTCGGGGCGTAGTAGAGCGCCGTAGGCATACCCGGCGCGGTCTTGTCGGGAATCGCCCCGTAGCGGACCTGGTCGATCACGTTGATTTCGCACTCAGACGCACTCGTCACATCCCGCAGTTGCGCCTGCGGCCCAAGCTGGAGCGGTCGCTCACTCGCCAGCACGCCCCCGATACCCCAGGTGTAGCTTGCGACACCAGGCACCAATGGGACCACCGTGGCGGGCGTGTGGTAGATCGTCAACCGCTCCAGACTATACGAGTCCACCATCGCGTTGAGGAGTTCGAGCGCATCCGTGGCCATCACGGCCTGCACCGGCTCCTCAGCGGACGCCACGCCCAGGGAGCGCAAGGCGCCCGTAATCACGACACGCGCGGTGGTCATCACTGCACCCTAGTTATAGTAGGCATACGCGATACAGCCGGCCACGACGCTGCCTGCGGTAATGTTGGCGCCGGAAGTCACAGCCTCAATCACGGCGTCCCCGACAAAGAGCCGGGGCAAGGGCGCAGCCGGGAAAGCACTGAATAGCACCGCAGTGCCTGCGGCAATGGTTAACGCGGTGCCCAGCCCGGTCGGCGAGGCGGCGACATCCAGCATGGTCGCCGGGTCGGTATACTCATCCCAGCCGAGGGCCACGAGGAGCCCCACGACCGCGGTGCACTGGATCCACGACAGGTTGGGGAGCAAGATGGCATGCTGTGGCAGCCGCGCCAGGCGCAACCGCGAGCCGATGTCGGCCTGCACGGGCACAGGCATGGTAAAGACCTTGCACCGCAGCGTCCCATCCGCTTTTGGCGTAGTCTGATACGCACCCGTGGTGACAAGATCACTACTGACCGTTAAGATGGCCATACGTTACCTCCTGCGGGGCTGCGCAGCCCCGGGCATGTCCTGATAATCCCCGGCCTGGGGCTCCGGGGGCGGCGGGGGAGCCGGGGGCGGCTGAAGCGCCTGCGCGGCGGCCTCGGCCAGCTCCTCGGGCGTAAACGGGTCGTACCGGTAGCCGTTCGGCAGTTGCGCCAGCTCCTCGTCACACGTTACGAGGACTGAGGGCCTGGTTGCATGGTGTATCCAATAAGGGTAAACATGGTCGTCCATCGCGGCTCCAGGGCAGGCACGCGCCTGCCCGTCACAAGGTTAGTCGGCCACTGACCAGATGCGGACCGCCGTCGCGGGGCGAATCGCGCCCCAGCCGAACAGAATGTCACAGCGGTTGATACTCGTATACGTGCGACTATCGAAGTCGCGCATGGATTGCATGCTGAACCCGTTATCGGGGTCCGTCACGCGCTGCGCTTCGATATTCCCCGGCGGTTTCTCCAGGTCCACACACGCCAAGGTAAGGCGTCCGTATGGTAGCCCAGATTCTGCTTGTAGTACCGAGAGGGGAGCCCCACAAAACTCAGGAGAGCATTATCGGCGGGGACCGCAGAGACCGTCTGGCGGGGATTCGGCGCCAGGATGATGGCGGGTTTGAAGGGAATCGCAATCAGGCCCGCGGCGGTGCTCGACATATCCTCCGTCACGGTGAAGTCCTGCAAGCGTCCGGTTGAGAGGCGGCTGCGCGGGTTGACCGCAAACACGCCCGCAATCTGAAACACGTCACCCTTTTTCAAGCGGGGCGCCGCCGCCGCCGTCCAGGTTTTCGTATTGAGCACGCTGCCGGTCTGCCCCGCACCATCCACGACCGGGACCCCGCCCCGGGCCCCCACCTGATGCGTGACTACGTTCTGGTCCATGTTGAATTTAAAGCCCGCGAACTTGCCCAGCATGCCATCCTCGTACGCGCTGGCAATCTCCGGGCCTGAGTGGAACAACGCGCTGTTGCTATCCACGATGCGCGCCTGTTCCCACTGGTCCATCACCACCATGCGGCGGCCATCACGCGGGGTAGCGAAATCGTCGAGCAGCGCCGCCGCTTGGCCGTAGGCCACCCGAGTATTGACCGCATTCACCCACACGCCCGCGCCCCACGCGCCCCCACCAATCGAGTTGGCGACGTTCCAGTAACAGCTCTGGAAGCCCGACAGATCGACGCTATTGGCCAGTTCGATGCCTTTGGGCTCGCCGACCCGTTTGCTCCAGTCGTCAAAATTGAAGGTCTGTTCCACCAGGCCCATTTCCAGGTCACAGTGCTTGTGGAAGTCAATCGACAGCGGCACGGTGGTTTCCTGGTAGGACCCGCCCACAAACGTGGGGCCGTCCTGCACCACAAACGGGGTGGGCTCGCGAATTTGCAGCACCCGGCCAATCTTAGCCCCGGTCTGGGCAAATTGGTTGTCGTATTTCCGATTCACATTGGACGAGAACACAATATTGTTCTTCAACACTTGCAAAATGCGCCGTGTGACCATGGTAATAGTCACATAGGTATTCGTATCGGCCATCACAACTCCTAGCGACGCCGAGAGGCCTGCTTCCACCAGGCTTCAAATTCGGCCTGGCTCATATCCTCACGGTAGCCCGGCGTCGTGGTCCGCCCCCCGCCACTGAGGGGCGTTGGGGGCTCGGGTTTGGGGGTGGCAGGCCGCGGCGCGGCACGGGCCGGAGGCGGGGCTCCGGTGCCATTCGTGCTTGCTCGCAACATGCCGAGTTCGATCCCGAGACGATGCCAGGGCACCTGATTCAGGCGCTGGATGTCTTCGGGGTGGTCATGGAGATGCAGCACCAGATCCGGGCCATGCGGGCCGGCCAGTTCAATCGCCGTCTTCAGCGTCGGCGAGAGCTGGCGCACCACCACCCCGCAGCGGTCGTAATAGTCCGGGTGCTGCTGGAGTAATTCCGCTTCCCGTTGGCGAATGGCCTGGTGGGCCGTGGCCAATTCCTGTTGCTGCGTCGCTTCCTGCGCTTTCGCGGCTTGGTCCGCCTGAAAGGCTTGCAAGGCTTGCGCAGCGCGGTGGTCAGCGACCGCTTCGATATAGGCATCCTCCGCCGCGTAGTACGCGTCCTGCGTGGCAAAATCCTCACTACGGGGACGCACAGGCCGCGCTGGCGCCACAGGCGGGGACTCAGGAGCCGCAGGCCGTTGAAGGGCCTGGACCGTGCCCTTGAGCATGTCCAATTCGCGCTGGTACTCGTAGTTACGCCGGGTCAAGGTATCGATGCGCCGCTGGATACCCCGAGGGACCGGGGGCTCCTCATCGGGCGCAGCAGGGGCTGAGCCTGCGTCAGGCTCCGGCGTCTCAGTGCCCGGCTCCTCAGGAGCGGGCGACTCAGGCGCGGGCGCAGCCGGGGGTGGCGACGGCGGGGTGCCTTCTTCCACCAGAATGCCAGTCTGTTCTTCGGCCATCGGGCTTACTCCATCTGCATGTGGTACGCGCCCCACATGAGGGCGAGGCAGGCACAGGACCCGGTGCCTGAGCGGGACACGCGAAACGGTATCGGCGTCTGGGCACAAAAAAAGAGCGGCAAGGAGGGGACTAGTCCTCCCTACCGCTCGTAGGTTTTGCGTCACGCCCTCACTGGCCGGCGAGAGAGACGCCGATATGTGGTTGTGTGCTTACAAGCTTACAAGCTTACAAGCTTACATGCTTACATGTTTGGGGGGGGGGCGTATCCTCCATCGCGCCTCCTACACCGTGGCGGCACGGAGGACCGCTTGGACATACAGTATCTGAGGGCGCGGCGCAAAGGTTGGTGCGCCCGCCGCATTCTTAAATGCCTGGGCAATCGCAATGTCCCGCCCCCCGCCGCCAGTGGCAGTGATGCTCGGCGTCACGCTCTGGGCGGAGGCGCTGAGCAGAAAACCACACGTGACATCAGCGACGGTATTGGCAATGCTAAAGGTCGGGCTGCCGGCGCCGGCGACGCTGGCGAGCGAGCCAAAGGCGCCGACACCGAGAACCACCAGTCCTGGGTTGGTGGTCGTAATCGCGGCGGTATCAAACGGCGATGCCGCCCCGGTGGCCGTCTGTTCATTGCCGTCTTCCACACTGGTGAGCGCGAGACCGGACCACTCCTCGACAAGAATGCGACGCCACTCGGCTGCGCTATTGCTGAAGGTGGCTGTAACAATATTGGTCGCATGCCCTGTGATGTTCGCTGCATAAGCCAGCCCGCTGCGGAGATCCCCGCTGGGATGGACTATTTGCACGACGATAGTCCAGCTATTGCCCGCAGTATCGGCAACGTCACTCAACGTTGCTGATGACTGCTCCCATTTGACCCAGGCCGTTAAGAGGTTGCCGGTCGTGGTCGCCTTGGCTGCCGCGGCGATGTTGACAGCAGCGCCATCCCCTTGCCCCGTCACCCCTGTTCCAACCCGTGCCGCCATCAGTCCCCCTCCAGCACCAGGGGCGTCCGCAGGGCGGGGCCATCAATCTCCATCCGCAGACTACTATTAGCGGGGACTCCGCCATCAACCGTCGCACCCAGGGACTGGATAGCCGGACGCTTCGTCGCCCGTACATAGGCAATCGTATCGCTCCACACGGCCTGCTCGCCACGGGTGCCGCGCGTGATAAAGAGGGTAAACGTGACGGTCCCCGCGGCCACCACCGGCCAATCGACGGTGGAGTACGTCAGCAGAAACGTGCGCAAGCCCTCGGGCACATCCACTTCCACGAGGGGGCGGCGCCCTGCCGGAATATCCGTGGCGTCACGCCGGGTCAGTTCCATCGGGGTCCTCGCTTAGCCCTCGCGGGCGCCATTCGTCGCCCGCGGCTGCAGGGCCTGCATCCGGTCGGTCCGCGCCTCGAACTCCGCTACCTGCAACTCCAGCTCCGCCATGCGGGCCTCATGCGCCTGCTCCTGGGCCTGGAGCGCCAGCTTGTGCTCTTCGAGTTGCTGCTTGAGCGCCAGTTCGCGCTCTTTATTCTGCACCGCCAGCCGCAATTGTTGGTTGTCCATCGTGAGACTCTGCATGCTCTGTTGCATCTGCATCATCTGGCCTTGGACTTTCTTCAGTTCCTCTTCCAGGAGGGGCGCTTTCTGGGCGAGCTGCATTTGCTCCTGCGCCTTGGCAAACTTCTCCGCACCGGGCTCATCGGCCAGCAGCTCGGGCGGCATGGCCTTCTTGAGGCGATTCGCCGCTTGCTCGGCAAAGTCCACATCCAGCGAGCGGAAATAGATATCCCCGATGGTATGTTGCAACCACTCGCTACTCCCCATGATCGGGCTCAGCTTATCCACCGCGTCCTGGCGCTTCGTGGCAAACGAGGGGCCACCATCCACGCGCACATCGTAGCGGCCCACCGTCACGTCGTAGAGCTGCGCCTTGCCGTCCTCGTCCACATGGTGTTGGTTGATGAGCACCTGGCGCACCTGTTCATCGTCGCCCACAATGCGAATCGTTTGCGCCTCATCGTAGTAGTGCGGGATCGCATCGACAATGATGCGGCCCAGATGGCGCAGCATCCAGCGTTCGTGATCCTGGAAATGATACGTCGCATTATTCGTGCCCTGCTGGCGCCGCTTGATGGCCTCGCCACTGATGGCGGGGTCCTGGTCCTGCACCTGGTCATGGTAGCCGCTAATCGCGTTGATGTGGTCGGCCGCCATGGCCACGCCTTGCATCATGGCTTGCACGGCAGGCTCCACGGCGGAGCGTTGCGGCGGGGGCAGGACCGTGCCCGCCACTTGCGCTGGATTGTAGGGCAGATAGCTATAGTTACTCGTGTTCGCGGCGTTCCAGTACTCCTCAAAGCCCTGAAACTGTTCATAGGCGCCGACAAAGGCGTTCTTGGGTGCGAGGGCCACCCCCTCGGTAAAGGCCGTAAACCAGTAATTGGCCATCTGTTGCGGGTCTTTCAAGCGGCGCGTCATGCCCCGGTAGTCCACTTCGCCTTCCTGGTCCATGATTTCGCCCACGTACTGCGCAATGGGAATATACTGCCCGAGCCAGCGCGTCTTCTCTAACACCTCATGGCCGTTTATCTTGGCCCACCAGACATAGGGCACGCGCGTGGTGCGTGTTTTCACGATCAAGCCGCGCTGATCGTCCGGCACCCGATCCACGGGGAACACCTGCCCCCCCTCAAGCAAGGCAATGTCCAGCGGGTGCTGCTCGCGCCAATAGTATTCCGCCACTTGCACTTCGCTGCCGTTGAACCAGGTGTCCCCTTCGGCCGCCCAATGCGTGGCCTCGACAGGCAAGCGCCGATACGTCCGCTCGTAGTCGTCTTTCGCCATGCGACTCACAATGAACGCCCAATTCGTATCCGAGCCATCCGGCATGATGTGCGCCGGGTCCAGGTACACACTGAACAGGTTGCGAATCGGCTTAATGCGCAGCTCTTGCTTGAAACTAAACGGGTCGATATATTCGGGCAGCACCCGCACAAACCCCCGCCCCGGCCCGATGGCGTTCTTCCGCGCAAACGTATAGGCCATGTCGGCGCCACTTTGCTGCTCAATGTCCCGAATCTGCCCCCGCATGATCTTCGCCGTCTCCGGGTCCGCCTGATCGTCCACCGCACTCACCACCATGCCTTGATGGCTCTGTCGCCCCTCGTTCTCTACCTGGCGCAAATGCGTACCCATCCGGTCAATGGTGAGGCAGGGGCGCCGGTCCCGGTCGCGTTGCTCGACAATGCCGGGCGGCCACTGTTCGCCCGCCTCGAACTGTTGGTCTTTCCGCGCTTTCGTCCGCCAGGCGCTTTCGGCCTGCTCCGCCTGCGTCCAGTGCGTCTGCGCGGTGGCGAGCAAGGTCGCGTCGTCCTGCGAGGGCCACTGCACCGACGCGGCGTCGGGGTCCTGCGTGGGCGCGGTCGTGGTCGCAAAGGCAAAAGACTCAGCCACTCAGGGCTCCTAGCGCCTCGGTCAGTAGCGCTTGCTCGGCCGTATCAAAGCGCAGCGTATACCGATGGCCGTCCTGGGTGCAGACCACGATGACCTCACTGCTGGTGGGGTAGACGCGAAACGGTTCTTCAAAACTGGACGCGGGCTCAATCTGTAGACGCATGCTCCTCCTCCTCCCGTAAGCGCAAGGTGGCTTCGAGGCGCGCCAAGAGCGCGATGGTATCGCGGGTCAGGATGGCCAGCCCCCACTCATGCCGCCCCATATGCTCGTGCTCGCGTGCCCGCAGCACCGACAGCGCGCTACTGACCCAGAGCCGCTCACTGGTCAGGCGCGTATCGGGGAAGGCCAACGTGGCCACGGTGTACGGGGTCCTCTCCTCAGACATCGTTGCTCTCCTTTACGCCAACCAGCTCTGGCCACGGGGCACCGCCCCCACCGAAGGCAGCGGGCGCACGGGCGCGGCGGGCATCCCCTTGGGGGCCACCGGCACGGCAAACGTGAGCGCTAGGGCATCCCCACAATCAGGACTAGCCAGGCCGCGCGCCTTCATGTGCGCTTTCCGCTCCAGTTGCAACCGATTCTGCGCATCGTACCCGTACTCCGGCCCGAGCAGGTCCGCGCGGAGTTCCTGCATGTAGGGGGCCTGTGCGTCGAGACTGGCCCGCGTCTGCACCCAGGTGCGCAGGCCCGCCCACGATGCGGCCCGAATATTCTCATAGTGCACCGGGTCCTGGGGCGTCCCGCCGTTCAGCACTTCTTCCACGCGGTAGTTGCGCGCCCGGCACACATCGACCACGCCCGCGCCCACGCCGACACCATCGACACACAGCGTCGGCTGGTGACTGCGGTAGCGCTCGACCGCTTCGCACACAAAGCCACTGAGGCGCACGGTATCGAGTTCGCGGTACAGGGTACACTCCAGAATCTGCCCCCCGCGGCGCACCAGAATGACGCTGCGATCATCCCCAAACCGCGCCACATCCACGCCAATGATGGTCGGGGCCAACGGGTCATCGACCGCCTCGCGCTTCGTCGCCGCGTCCACATCCGCCTCACTGATGAACTGCCCCACGGCCTGGCGGGGGAACTCCCCCTTGACGCGGACACGCACAAAGTCACTATCCTCACCATAGTCCGTGATCCACTGCGTAATCTGGGCCTGGTCGGCCATCTTGGCCGTGCGGCTATCGACCTGCGTGGTACTCCAGCGATGCGCAAAGCGGCCCCCAGGGAAACACTCCTTGAAGCGGCCACTGTTGCGGGTGGGGTTGGCAAACGCGAGCCAGAACGCGCTGGGGGTCGTCATCGCGCCCTCCACGTTCTCCCAGATAATATCGTCAATCGCGCTCGCTTCGTCTTTGATCACCAGCACGTGTTTCTCGTGCGTCCCGGCAAACGCTTCCGGGCGATCCGCCCGCCACGGCACGGCCGCCACAAACCAGGTCGCCGGGTGCTCCCGGTGATAACACTTGGTCGCCGTCCAGGCAAACGTCTCGGCATAGATGCTGAGCTGGAGCCACTTCGCCAGCTCGCGCCAGGTCTTGGTATTAAGCTGCGTGCCCGTGTTCGCGGTCACCACGGCTTGCGGGTGGGGATGGGTGGCGAGAAACCACAGGATAATCCACGAGGTGAGGGCGGACTTGCCCACGCCATGGCCCGAGGCGACCGCCTTGCGGAAGGCCACGGTCGAGGTCTGGATATGCACGCGCATCTCTTCGAGCACCTCCACCTGCCAGGTATCCGGCCCGGTCTCCTGCGCCAGGAGCGTGCCCGGTTCGCCCCAGGGGAAGGCCGCCAGGACGAAGCGCAGCGGATCATCCACGCAGGAAGCCGCGAATTCGAGGAGATCGGCATCAGGCAGGCAGAGCGTGGCCATTCCGGCGCTCCTCTAACGCGAGATGGGCGCGGCTAAGACGATCACTCCAGGTCAAGGTGACTTCGCCGCTTATTTCCTGCTGCACGTGCACATTATCACGGTACTTCTGGGGCTTCGCGCCTTTGAGAAGAAAGATGAGGAGCACATCACTGGCATGCTGCATTTTGGTGGCCCGGCGGATCGCTTCCTCTTCCAGGAGATTCGCCACCACCTCTTGCGCTTCCGCAAACGCCGTCGCATAGGCAGGGTCGGTGCGCATCCAGTAGTAGTGCATAAAGGCATCGGTCTTGGCACTTTTGCAGGCATGGACGAGGCGACCGCTCGTCGCATACGCCGCAAGGACCGCACGCTTTTTGGGGTGAATAATCGTAGAGAAGAGGTGGCCGGCAGTCATAGACTCCTGCATCCTGCTCCCTGATGCCCGCCAGCGACACCAGGGAACGCAGCGCACTTTTTCAGCCCGGCATGCCACACAACAACGCGCATCTCTCCCACCAGGGGAAAAATGCGCTTGGGGAGAGGGTAGGCGGTTCCAGCGGGGATGTCAAGCGATCATGCTACGCAGGCCTCAGAGGGCCTCGGGCGCCTGCTGTGCGAGGCAGGGGCAGTCGCAGCGCCTACGGCGTAGCCGGGCGTCCAGTTCGGGCAGGCCCTCACATTCCCGCCCAGCGAGGGTGCTGGATGCCTCGACCGACGTGACGCGGCGGCAGTCACTCATCATACACACAACAATCATCCCAGCGCAACGGGGCGGATGGATACAGGCTCGCAGCAAGATCACGCGCAAAGGTTTCGTGATCCGTGCCATATGGATGGCGAAAGACAAACGTCTGTGCCATGCGGGCGCCCGTGGCATCCACCAGTGACACCATATGCCCACAGGAGCCCGACTCATCGCTATAGCTCGCATGGCAGACGAGAGCGTAGCGGCCATCGTCACTCATGCCGCATCCTCCTCAGCTTCGCGGGCATCCATAGCCAGGAGGGAGTCCGTACTCACCCCCAGGACGGCCGCCAGAGCGGCAATGGCGTAAAGTGTTCCACTAGACTTTCCCATGGAATCCTCCTTGCAGGATAGCACGCCAAAATGTATACTGTCAATATTATATCCTTTTTGGAGAGGAATAGGCGCAATGACCAAAGAAGAATTATACGCGATACGCAAAGCCCACGGCTTAACACAAAGAGCCATCGGCGAACTCCTTGGGTATCATGTGAATTACATCTCGCGCCTAGAACGCGGTGACGAAACAATCACCGCACGCTTTGAGAAATTAGTGCGCTCTATACTTGGACAAAAAAAGTTCAAGAAATCTTCATAACCTCCTTGACTATCCATTATGGATATCATATACTCTCCTTAGTTGGTGCTTGCGAGGGGCCACAGAGTAGGCGGCCCGAGAAACTCCCAGCCAAAGCACGCACCCAGCCAGCGCGAGAGCAAATCCTAAACGCTGGCGGTATAGGAAGGATGAGGGGCGATGACATGAGCCTCAGAGGAGCGACCGGCCCTGTCGATGGCACGGGGCTCCAGGTAGGAATGGTGTCGCCAGGAAATTGGCCTGGCCTGAATGAGCGGAAACGTCACGCGAAACACCAAGGAGCACGATCATGGCAGCAACACGCAAAGACCAGGCCGCATTGACACAGTTAGACGCGCAATATATGACAGCCTTGTATGCCAAGCCGCGTTTGGCGCGAGCGCAAGCGAATAGGAGAGCGAGAATGTCACAACGATTGATTCACAGAGGGCGAGGACAGTGCACCGTGCATCCACATGAAGACGAAATGATCCTTGCTGGACGCAAGGATCGTCTCTCAGGGGACTATCTCCTCCATGCGCGTCGTGGAACACAGGTTTTCTATTTCTACCGCCCTCGTGGCCGCGAAGGGAGCGACACACGCCCTGAGGTGTGCGAGGAAGTGTCACGGGGGGAATTGCAGGAGTCGATCATGCGCAGGGCGGAATATGACGACCTCGCTGAGTACGCGGACATTCCGCGGCTCAAGGCGCTCGGTTTTCGTATCCCAGAACCCTCCACGGAATCGGGACGGTGAGGCCCTGCCCAACCAAGGAGCAAAGACATGCGAGTACGCAAATGAGACTAAGGAGTAGAAACATGCAGGTAGACGTCGAGGACTATACCCGTTTTCTCCGCACGGAATTGGCCACACTCTTTCCCGAGGCCTTCAGTGAGGCTGAGGCCACCAACCACGAGACACGCGACGTGCTCGTAGCGGCCGACATCTGGGAGCAACAGGATATTGCACAGGTCATCAGCCAGTTGCTGGAGCGCTACATGCGCCAGGAGCGGTAAGGCAGAGGAGACAACCAAAAACTACCAGGGCGCTACGCACCGCCTCGACAACGAAACGTAGCGCCCGGTGTTCACCCTCTAGGAGACATGAACGTGAGAACAGTACCAGCTTTGCCGAACGGCCACAACCACTTAATCCTCCCAGCGCCGGCAGCCACCCCGGCGCTGCCCGAGGCAGCGTGTAGCGTCAACCTCTTCTTCGAGGTCGAGGGCTACGGCAGGGCGCAGGCGACCGGGCGTGGCGCTACCGCCAGCGAAGCGGTAGCGAACCTACACGCCACGATCACGGCGACGAAGAAGGCACTCGAAGCCCCGCCTGTGGTCAGCGAGGAAGCCAGGCTGGGGGCGCTGCTGACGTGTGGGCTGAAAAAAGCCATGGCCCGGCAGGACCATGGCCTGATCGAGCGCCTGAGTAAGGCAGCAGCCCTCGTCCTGGGCGGCATGGTCAGTCCGGGGGAACGCGAGGGGATGCTGGCGGTGCAAAGCCGGACGACGCCCGCCCATTGGTATGAGGTTGACGGGGCAGTGTGCTCGTGCCCTGACTACAAACATCGTCACCAAGACGGCGAGAAAACCTTCTATTGCATGCATGGGCTCGCAGCCATGATGTACCGTAAGCTGCGCAACTAACACCACCGGGGAGCTGCGGCTCCCCCTCACGAAAGGAACAAACCATGGCGAACATGGCCTATTGCCGCTTTGAGACGACGGTAGTCGATCTTGCTGACTGTATCGCCCATCTCGACGATGCGAGCCTCTCCGCGTCCGAGGAACGCGAACGCACCCGCATGATCAGCTTATGCATGGAAGTTGTCCAACGCTACATTGACCTGAAAGACCCAGAGACCTGCCCGGTCTGCCAGGCCGCACTCTAACACGCAGGAGCCCCCATGATCACCAGCCATGTCTTTTACAGTCCCACCGTCCTGCTCGACGTGCGCTACCTGATTGTCGCCGAAACCGTGGATGCCCTGGAGGACGAGGACGCCCCCTACGGCATCGGCTGCCTGCTCGACGTGGGGCATACGCCCCAGCGGGCATACGTGACGTATCTGACGCGGGACCAGCGTGATACGGCGTTTGCGCGGCTGTGCGAGCTGCATCACACCTGGATGGCACAGGCCCATGCCTGTGACGAAGAGGAGGACGACGCATGACCATCATCCTATCGCATGCGCAAAGCCAGGAATGGGACCAGGGCGGCTGGCTTTCGCTGGAAATCCAAGAGGATCTTGTGGAGGATATCCAGCGGCAACGGATCACGGAGGAAGTCGTTGTCCAGACGGATACCGGCGTGCTCTGCTTTGCCCTGACACCACAGAAGACACGGAAGACGACTCGGCAGTAAGCACC